AGTTGGTGTTGGTTGCGGCGATTGAAATTTAGAAAAAAGAAATAAATGGGAAAAAATTGGAGACAGATTTATAGAAACAAATACAAAGTCACCCCCTTCACCAATAAGATATGCCTACAAAACAAAGCAAGAAACAAAGGAGTAATATGTCAGACATAAAAGATCCAGACGATGTTATAGGAGTTTGTTCCGAATGTCGATCAGATCAACCAATGAGTTATATGTATAAAAATCCATTTGCCCAAGAGGGAAAACCGGTCCCATGCAAATACTGTGGTGGAGTTGTTATAATTTCTTATAGAGAAAAAAGAGATTCATCTCTAGACTCTTCCGATAGAGAAAGAGGAATAAATTGAAAAACTGGACTAATCTTCACAACCATACAACTTACTCTATGTTGGATGGTCACGGGAAGGTAGAAGAGTATTTCTCTAAAGCAAAAGAACTCGGCATGTTGGGGTTGGCAACAACCGATCATGGCAACATACATTCTTGGCTAGATTTCTACGAATCAGCAAAAACTTGTCGGAATAAATCCAATACTTGGTTCTGAGTTTTATCAATCAAGAAAGACAAGATTCGACAGAGATGAAGAAGAAAGATCTGGTCCGGCTAAAAATGAGTGGGAACAAAGAGGTCCTTATCACCTAACAATAATTGCCAAAAACAATACTGGATATCATAATCTGATAAAGATGTCTTCTAGATCTTTTCTTGAAGGGTACTACGTAAAGCCAAGAATAGATCACGATTTGATTTCTCAACATTCTGATGGAATAATAATCCTTTCCGGTTGCTTGAACGGAGAAGTTGCACAGGCTCTTTTAAGAGGTGATTTTAATTATGCCCTATCTACTGCATCAAAGATGCAGGAAATAGTGGGAAAAGAAAATTATTTCATTGAGATACAAAATCACGGGTTAAAAGAACAATTAAAAATAAATAATGATTTAATTAAAATAGCACAGCTGATTGATGCAAAGATAGTTCCGACAGGTGATTGTCATTATGTGCACAAAGAAGATGCAAGAGCGCATGACATAATGCTATGCGTTTCAACCAACTCCAACATTAATACAGAAAATAGATTCTCTTTTTCTGGTGATAATTTTTATCTAAAATCATACGAAGAAATGTCCTCAATATTTCCTGAGGATTGGCTTAAAAATACCATGCTCATCAATGATATGGTGAGTGTAGATCTTAATTTTGGTGAATTATATTTCCCTCAATTTCCAATTCCCACACAAGAAAACACAAATGAATATCTTGAAAGACTAGCTTGGGATGGTTTAAAAAATAAATATGGAGATCCACTACCAAAAGAAGTTTTGGATAGAGCAAATCATGAACTAAAAGTAGTTAAAGATATGGGTTATCCAGAATATTTTTTGGTTGTTTCTGACCTTGTTCAGTGGGCAAAAAATAATCAAATAAGAGTAGGCTGGGGTAGAGGGTCTGCTGCTGGCAGCATACTCTCTTACGCTCTTGGTATAACAAATCTAGATCCATTAAAGTTCGGACTTTTATTTGAAAGATTTCTAGTTGAAGGAAGAAAGTCAATGCCAGATATTGACTTAGACTTTGATGATAGATATAGAGATCAGGTAATAGAATATGCCAGAAAAAAATATGGGTCAGATAAAGTAGCGCATATATGCACTTTTAATAAAACCGGCGCAAGACAATCCATAAGAGACGCTGCAAGAGCATTAGCTTATGATTTTACTGGTGGAGATAAAGTAGCTAAACTTGTTCCAGCTCCAGTACTTGGAGTATCAAAAACATTACAAGAGTGCATGGAAGTAGCAGAATTTAAAGCCTTGTATCAAGCTGACTCAGACGCAAAACTAATAGTTGACACAGCTTTTGGTCTTGAAGGTTTGATTAGACAAACCGGCATGCACGCTGCCGGCGTTGTCATCTCTAGGGGGCCATTAACGGATTATCTACCAATCATGCAAAAAGGTGTAGACAATCCAGTTATAACTCAATGGGACATGGGTAGGGTAGAGCAATGTGGTTTGCTAAAGATAGATTTTCTTGGTCTTAGAAATCTTGGAGTCATAGATTCATGTATCAAGTTGGTGAAAAAAACAAGAGGCGTAGATATAAATGTGGACTCAATACCATTGAGCGACTATAAGACATTCAATGAGTTGTGCAAGGGTGGATCAATTGGAGTCTTCCAATTAGAATCTCCAGGGATGAGAGAGCTTATGGTTCAGCTACAGCCACAAAACGTAGAAGATATAATGGCCTTAATATCCCTATATAGACCAGGTCCAATGGGCTCTGGAATGGATAGGCTTTATATATCAAGAAAGCACGCTAGATCTGCTATTGACTATGATCATCCAAAGCTTGAAAAAGTTCTTGGCCCATCATTGGGAATTATGTTGTATCAAGAGGATGTTTTGGGTGTTGCAAGAGAATTGGCTGGCTTTTCTTCTGCGGAAGCTGACGATCTAAGAAAAGTCATTGGCAAAAAGTTAATGGATAAAATTGCTCTTTTCAGAGAAAAGTTTGTCAAAGGTTGTGTTCAACACTCTGGTATGTCTTCTGAGAAAGCAAATAAAATTTACTCAGACATCGAGTATTTCGGTGGATATGGATTCAATAGAGCACATGCTGCAAGTTATGCAATGATCTCATATATAACAGCATATCTAAAATTTAATTATACAGCGGAATACATGGCTGCCCTTCTAAGTTCTGTGGTGGGCAATAAGGATAAGTTAGCCTTGTATCTTTCTGACTGCAGAAAACTTGGAATAAAAGTTCTGCCACCTTCAATCAATAAATCTGTTGAAGACTTTGCCGTGATAGATGAAGAAACAATTATATTTGGATTCTCTGCTATAAATGGAATTGGTTCTGCAGTATCAGAATCAATAATAAACTCTAGACAAGATTCCAATCCATATACTACAGTGCATGATTTCATGAGAAGAACTTCTCCTTCTGTTTTAAAAAAATCTACAATTGAGCACCTTTCTTCTTCCGGTGCATTAGATGAGCTTCTTACAGATTCTCTTGATAGTGATTTTGGAAGACAAACTGAATTAGGAATTTTAGAAAAAGAAAAAGAAGCTCTTGGTATATATGTTTCTAAAAATCCAGTAGATGGAGTATGGGATCTTTTATCTAAAAATATTAGTAACGAGATAATATCTCTTTCTGAAATGCAGGCAGGCTCAAGAGTTTCAATAGGTGGAATTGTTTCTTCTGCAAAGAAAATTATAACCAAAAAAGGGGCTAAGATGTATAAGTTTGTTCTTCAAGACATAACGTCTGACATAGAAGTTATAGTCTTCCCTAGAGAAGCCAAAAAGTTTGAGGACGACTTTTTCCAAAATGGAGATGTTATAACAGTAGTCGGCGCAGTAAGCAAAGAGGGTGATGAGGAAAACTCAGTTACAAAAATTCTTTTAAATACTTGCGAAAAATTAGATCTAAGTAATTTTTCTGGCGGAACTCCAATATATTTAAATATTGAAAGCACTGTGACAAGTAGTCTAATTAACAAACTCTATGCTATAATTAATGCTAATGACGGAGGATCATACGTATTTTTAACATATGCAGAAAATGAAAAAAGACTTACATTTAAATTTAATAAAAAAACTTCTGTAACAATTAAAAATCAATTAGAAAAAATCTTAAACGGAGAATAAAATGACTACTGGAAATTTTTATCAAAACCCAACAACAAAACACTGCTGGGTTTTTTGTCCATCATGCAACAGATGTCAAGACAAGGGTAGGTATACAAAGTGTTCTGGATGCAGTGGCAGATACGATCCTAAAGGATCAATAGATCCACATCCCGATGACTATTGCGATTGCAAAAATGGAGTTCTTAGGTGGAGAACTCAAAAAGGCCAAATAGTAAATGTAAGATTTAAAACAAACCCATTTAAGGGTACTGTCAAGTATGAAAAAAAGACACAGGATGAAAGAGATTGGGATGCGTACGTAAAAGATATGAGAGAAAAAATGGACGATCCAAACTTTAATCCTGTAACAATATACGAGGAATAAAAAATAAATAATGAAATAGGAAGATTAGTTCTTAACAATATAGTTCTCATTGAATATGGTGTATCTAACGGTTCTAAAACCTTTTTTGTTCAATGTGGAGTAGCTGGATTCTATGCTACAGAAAATGAATTAAATGATTTGTTTTCAGCCCTAAATTACTATAAACATATAGATGATCATGAAAACATTGTCATTTCAGTCAAAGATTTAGAGGATCCATCATGAGTTGGCCATATAACGAAGATGACTTTATGGAAATTGGAGACACAGGTTGGAGACCAGTTGGCGAAGGTCGATATACAAACATACACACTGGTCATACTATTGATGAAAATGGAAATGAATTTGATGCAGAGGGAAACCTTGTGGAAAGTCAAGAAAAAGAATGAGCATAGCAATCAGTTCTATTGACGAAATAGATTTTTTTAAAAGGTTAACCTTAAGCGAATTTAGTTATTCCAGGATAGATACATATGAGATGTGTCCTTCCAAATATTTTTATTCCTATATTAAAAGGGAGCCAAGACAGTTCTCCGCTCCTGCTGTTTTGGGAAATATTATTCATTCTGTTTTAGAAGATAATATATCTAGTTCAGAACCATTAAAATTAGATCGGTTTAAAGGATAAGTTTGAACAATATAAACAAAGTTTTGATCCAAATAGTCAAATAGATCAATCTTTGATATCAGCTGGAGATCAAATAATTGTTGATCTTTATGATACATATGGGGGCAGAACTTTTGATGTGTATGATAAAGAAATGGAATTTAACTTTGTCATAGGCAATTATTCAATCATTGGATTTATCGACAGGGTAGACGTATATGATGATTGCGTTGAGATTATAGATTATAAAACTGGTAAAAGAGAGGTTGCACAGAAGGATGTTGCAACCAATCTCCAGCTTGGAATATATGCGCTAGCAGCTGCAACTGCTTTTCCAAACAAGAAAATTAAAGCATCACTTCATTACCTGAGAAGCGGAAGAATAAAGTCGCATGAGTTTTCAAAAGCAGATCTAGAAAATGTTAAATCACCTCTTGTCACTAGAATAAACAATATATTAAAAGATTCTAATTTTAGTCCAACAAAAAACGAAAGAGTTTGTTCATTTTGCGACCATGCAAAGAGCGGGGCGTGTGCTACCGGGGCAGCTAGATTAAAAAGAATGTTTAAATAAATAAAAAACCCAGGGGGGTTACCCCTGGGCGTCTAGTTTTAGCTAGATCTTATCTAATAAGGTATATCTGATTAAAATTGAGTGACAGGATTCTGTTCGCTTGAAGCAATGATGTCAAAATCATTTGACTCAACAAGCTTTACAGCTTCATCCATTGACAGGCCAAGGTCTGTCAGACCCTCTGCTGCCATTGAATTAATGGTCTCCTTAACGCTCTTGATAATTGTGTTTGTAACTGACATGTTATTCTCCTTAATGGTTTGGTTATTTGAATTTGTATTAAATATAAAGTATAATATACATTGCTTTGACACATAGAGGATATCTGATATATGGTAGAAAAAACAACTCCAGAAGATTTTTTTCTGAAAAGATCAAAACTTAAAGCTCATCCCAATAATTATAAATCCAATAAGAATTTTGATCAGACAAACATTATACCACCAAAGGGTGGTAGAGGCAATGCCTATAGGCACACTAAGTCGGGTTTTAGGGAAGATCTAAACCTAAACTTGAGATCTAACTGGGAAGCAAACACTGCAAGAATAATGAATCTTTATAAAATCAAGTTTGAATTTGAACCAAAAGTATTTAATTTTCCAATCAAGAGGGGCACGAAATCATACACTCCAGATTTTTTTCTAAATGAATCTGAAGAATGGATGGAAATCAAAGGATACTTGGACGATAAAAGTAAGTTAAAAATAAAAAGATTTAAAAAATATTATCCTGAAGAGTTCAAGAAAATGATTTTTGTTATTAGCAAATACTCTGCAGAAGCCAGGGCATTTGCCGAAGAAATGGAAATATCTAATGTCTTGTTTTATGAAGATATGAAAAAGTTTTTTGTAGACAAAATAAAAATATGGGAAGGAAAATAAAATGGGTTCTTTCAAAGAACAATATTATGCTCTAGAAGAAGAGGAAATGCAAGCGCTTATAGCAAAAGCTAAGAAAAAAAATTCTAAGGCACAGGAAGAGCTTTTGAAAGTTTTTTCTAACTTTCTTACAAAATATGTAACAATGCTACACACACGGAAAATATAGTTATTCAGACTACGATATAAGAAGGTTTATATCCCTTTTTGTCAAAGACCCATATGTTCGTTTTGCCCTAATGAAAAACAAACTAAATCAAGCAGGGTACAAGCATGTAAATGAATGTATAGGTCGGAATACTTTACATGGTTAAAAGATATTGTACAGAGCAAGATGTTCAGCAGACAGTCAGGCTAACATTTTTTCAATGCATCAATAGATACGAAAGAAAAGACTCAGAAAAAGGACCAATACCCTTCAGTGCCTTTTTGTATAGCTATTTCTTATATCTTTTGAAAAAAAATGTAGATACTTTTTTAATAGATCAATTAGGAAGAAAGTCATTTCCACTTGTTACTCAGGATGATATATCGGGAGACTCTTCAGAGGAAGATATTTCAAAGAATGGAGCATTTGTAGATACCAAGCAGTACGCAACCAACGATATACTTTTTTCTATAGACGTAGATGAACTTTGGGTTCTTGGTGTGGATATCAATCCTCCTTTTGATAGACTTACAGTGCAGGAAAGACAGTTAATTAAATGGAGATACATCGATAAAAAAAGATCTTCTGAAATAGCTTTAAAGATTACGGAACATCCCAACACTGTTAGGGAACATCTTTCTAAGGTAAAGGAAAAATTAAAAGATATACTTAGATCTGATGGAATGGAAGATTATTTACTTTTATCAGGACTGGAACTAGAAGAGGAAGATGATGACTGAGCTATTAAAAAAAGATATTATATCCACTTTAACGTCTTTTTTAAATCCACAGTTGCAAGAATTGATACAAACATTTTCTTCTAAAGAAGAAACCGAAAAATATTATGTAGAAATTCCCGATACAAATTACATTGATTTAACAATATCTGACATAGCTTCACTTGTAGCTAGATCTTCAAATGTTTATGGAAGAGCAGCTAGATTTGCCGGAATAGCAAGAGCGCAGTATAAGCTATTGGAAGCACAATACAAAAGAGTTTATAAGGCAAATAGGGTTGGCAAGAACGAAGCAGAAAGAGAGGCAGCAGCAGCAGCAGCAGCTGATGAGCAGTATATGGCCCTAGCTGCCATAGAGGCTGTAGTTCAATTGGCTGAATCGATGGAACTGGCAGCAAGAATATCTTCAGAGTCAGCGAGAAAGTTAATGGATAAAATGCAGTCTATGCAGATAGCAACTGCAAGAGGTGAAAAGGGATATTTTTCAGAGTCAGATTTTTCTACTTTTTAGAAAGGAAATCATGTATATAGGTCACTACAAATCAGTATCTTCTTCAAAAGAATTTTTTTCATCTAAAAGAAAAGAACTGGATTTTCCAACTCAGGTTGAATACAAAGGAGAAAGATACTCCATATTTGCAACACATATGGCTTCAACCAAAAGACAAGAACAAAATATTAAAAATAGATCCAAAGAGTTGAGTATACCTTTTGGTATTAAGGTAGACTGATGAATATAGAAGTTTTTTGTGATGGAGCTTCTAGGGGTCAAGGGCAAAAAAAATTTGGAGAAGCCGCCTGTGCGGCGGTTGTGTATAAAAACAAAAAAAAAGTTGTGCAATTCGCAAGGGGATTGGGCAGAAGGACAAACAATGAAGCTGAGTATGAGGCTGTGATAACCGGTCTTTTAATATGCTCAATGTCAGATTTTATAGATCCAATAATATACACAGATTCTGCGGTTGTAGCCAATCAAGTAAACGGTAAATGGCAGTGCAAAAACAAAGCTTTGATACCTCTTTTGATGACAATTGAAGAGATAAAATCGGAGTACAGATTTAGGTTGGTACAGGTTCCTAGAAATTTAGTGTGGGAACCAGATCGATTATCAAATCAGTTTCTAAATCAATTAGAAAATAATAAGCCATTTCGAAATAGCCGTGATATAATATAGGTCTTATGGAAAAAACCTTAATGAAATACAGTAGTTCAACGGTAGGTTTTAAAGATCAGCCGATTATACTTGGTTTAGCTGGTAAAGCTGGAAGTGGCAAAACTAGTGTAGCCGAGCAAATAGTGCCCAAAGGATCACTGCAACTCGTAAAGGAAAAAATAAAGTGGGATCACATATTCTATGCTCTACCACTGTATGAGCTTGCATCTATTAAGACAAACATCAAAGGCATAAATTCTTCCTCTAGAAAAATGTATGCAATACATGAAGTTTTGTACGAACTATACGGTGGCAGCCCTATCGGCTTTGTGCCAGACTATAAGGACCTTGTATCAATGGTCACTGAAATAGAATCAATGCCAATAGAAAATGACGGGATTAAGCCAAGAACCTTTCTGCAAAAAGCGGGAGATATTTGTAGATCATATAGGCCTTCTGTTTTCGAAGAGTGGGCTATTATAAAGTCTGTAAAATCTTTTAGAGCCTATCAGAAGACAGTTACAGAAGAAGATGTAATTTCTCCCTTTTGCATGATAGTTTCCGATGTGCGATACCCAGGTGAGGCAGAGTCGATTCTTAGACAACCGAACGGAATAGTTCTGTGCTTTGATGCAAAAAAAGAAACGCTTGACTCTAGGCTTCTGAAGAGAGATGGACGATTAATGTCGGAAGAGCACAGTTCTCATTCATCAGAAAATCAGATCGAAGAAATAAAAAACATAGCTACTTCAGTAATTTCAACAGATGAAATGTCTCTTGAAGAGCAAACTGGTGCTACAATAAACATAGTCAAAGAAATAGTGGAGGTAATTAATGCCAAAAATAACTAGAAATGCCCATGAAGAAACGACAGGATCGCCTATAGACAATGCGGTATCAAATCTGTCTGCAGAAATAAGTTTATCAAGTGATCCTATTTTCATCTGCGGAGTCAATAGAAAAATCAATATTGGAAACTTTGAAAACGTAGACGTTTATGCTGGCATTACGATACCCCTTGTTGGGGTTAATCCAGTCGATAAAAATGCACTTACTGAAGCAGTGAAAGAAGCAGCCGCATATGGTTTTTCTTTGGTCTCCAAGGAGACTGGAGAAAGATACTCTTTAATTAAAGAATCCCAACAGGGTAAGTAAATTTGAAATTTGATTAGTTACTATTATACGGGTATAATATACTTTACATATCAAGACAACAGAGGTAAAAATGTTTAAGAAGCTATTGGAACAACTTAAAAACTTATTCAAGACAAAAGCACCGAAAGAAATATTGGACAATCCCATTGCATCCAAGGCAGTGGATAACCTCTTTAAGGAAGCTGAAGAGGCTGCAGTTGTACTTGATAAGGCAGCCGATGATATCGAAAAAATAACTGTTGAGGCCGTTAAAGAAGTCAAAAAAAAGAAAGGCCGCCCAGCAGGATCAGCCAGCACCGCAAAGAAAAAAGCTCCATCAAAAAAAATAGCTGAGTAATTAAACTTTCTCATGTCTGATAGATTTTGGAGAATTGTTTGGTCGATTTGGTTAAATGTCTTTGATATCTTGGAAAGACTGGATAAAAGTGACAAGAATTGAAAAAAAAATCTATATAAGTGGACCCAGAATGGGAACTAACAATCTTGTTAACGGAATAGAAAAACTCCCTAAACAAAAAAGGAGAAAAAAAAGTGGCCGCAAAAAGAGATCCTAGACTAAAAAAGGCTCGGTGTTTCAGGTTATAACAAACCTAAAAGAACTCCAAGTCATCCAACAAAGTCTCATGTGGTTGTGGCCAAGTCTGGTGGTAAGGTAAAAACAATACGCTTTGGTCAACAAGGTGTTTCTGGTTCGCCAAAAAAGAAGGGTGAATCAAGTTCTTATCGTAAACGTCGTGAATCTTTTAAGGCAAGACACTCGAAGAATATCAAAAAGGGTGTAATGTCAGCCGCCTATTGGGCCAACAGGGTAAAGTGGTAAACAGGGGATAAAAATGTCTAAGTATGTAAAATCAAATGTTGTTCCAGAGGAAAAAGCAGAACAACAAAATAAAAAGTCTAAGAAAAAAACTAACAAAAAAAATAAGGAGAAATAATTATGATGAAAAAAATGAAAGATGACAAAAAAATGGGTGCAAAAAAGATGAAGCCAGCCAAAAAAATGGGTGGTAAAAAGATGAAGAGTTCAAGCAAGAAAAAGATGGGTTACTAATCATGGCAATGAAGAAGAAAGCACCAGCAAAAAAGGCACCAGCAAAAAAGGATGACAAGAAGTCTGGACTTAGTTCGGCACAAAAGAAACTACCTCCTTTTATTCAGGCAGCGATTGCAAAAAAGAAAAAGAAAAAATAATCTTAGGAGATAAAAATGGCAAAAGTTGAGTGGGATATTGTAGTACCAGTTAAACAACCAGCAGACCTAAAGGGTGTTCAGCCAGGCAAGTTGCCTGAAGCGCTGTTACGTCCCGCAGTAGGTGGCGGTAAATTACACTGGCTTTGTGCCGCTGCTTGGGGGGCAATGGTTGAAGCAGCAAAAGCTGAAGGTCTTGAGCTAAAGCCTGTGTCAGCTGGTGACACATATAGAACTTATGAGTCGCAATTAACCGCCTTTAAGCAGCGCTATACAACAGAACCAAATGGAAATGCGACTCGAACATTCGAAGGCAAAAAGTGGTACAAGAAAGATCCAAAGCTCGCTTCTTTAGCTGCCCCTGGTACTTCTCAGCACAATACTCGGACTAGCTGTTGATGTTCACACAGCTGGTGAGCCAAAGCGCTTGAAGTGGTTGATTGCCAATGTTCGCAAGTTTGGCTTTTCATGGGAAGTAGTTCCAGAAGAACCATGGCACTTGCGCTATACCGAAGGTGATAATCCGCCTGCTGCAGTAGCTGAGTACATGGCGAAGAATAATATAGCTAAGCCAACAAACGTTCCTGCCTCAGCGGCTTCAACAAACGAAGCTCCTGCCGCAAAAGACGATGGTGGAGATCTTGATCCGGGTGATAGTGGCCCAAGAGTTACAAAGCTTCAAGAAGAACTTGCGGAGCGTGGTTTCTATAAAGGTGGTTTTGATGGCCAGTTTGGCGCAAAGACACAGGAAGCAGTAGTTGCCTATAAGAAAGCAAAAGGTTTTGGCGATGGTCCAAAAGCTGGTAAAAGAGTTCTTGATGATCTTGGAATAGGAATGTAGTCATGGAAGCAGTCATCGTTGCCCTCATAGGTGTTGTGGGTTCTGTATTGGTAGTTTTAGTTGAGAGAGGCAGAAAAGAAAACGCCAGAGATCACGGTGTTGTTGCAGGTAAACTTGATCAGATAGAACAGGTGCTTTACAATATTGATGAAGATGTTCTTCATATTGAAGTCAAATTGGACAATCACTTAGAAGATCATGAAAATAAAAAGTTTCGTGATTTTAATTTAGATGACAAAAAGTTTAAAACAGGAGAAAAAGTAAAGGATAAAAAACATGGCGGCAAAAAAGGATAAGAAATGGATTCAAAAAGCAATTAAAAGACCAGGTGCCTTCACTAAGAAGGCTAAAAAGGCTGGCAAGTCTGTTGCCGGCATGGCTGCTGCTGTTACAAAGAATCCCGATAAATACAGTCCGACTACCGTTCGTCAAGCCAATCTTGCAAAGACTTTAAGAAAAATAGGTAAAAAAAGAAAGAAAAAATATTGGCAACAAAAAAGAAGAT